GTTGAATCGCATTCGCGCCTTGGCGTAGGAGTGAGATGTAGGGAATATAAATGACACACAAGCCAACAGACGAAATCAGAGCACAAGTTTTCGCGCTGTCATCGTTTGGTGTCACGCAGGAAGATATCGGTAAATTCATTGGTATTTCAGACGATACTCTGCGGAAAAACTACAGTTCTGAATTAGATCGCGCCGCGATAGACAGAAATGCCGAGGTGGCCGCGTTTTTGTTCCGGTCGGCGAACGGGTCTACGCTTGCTGAAGGTGCCAGCTACAGCGACTGCTTAAAAGCCGCAATGTTCTGGATGAAAACGCGGGCGCAGTGGCGCGAGACGGCGCAGGTGGAGCACTCCGGGCCGGGCGGCGGGCCAATCCAGACCGAGGATGTAACACGTGATGCCGAGTTGTTCGCCCGCAGAATTTCTAGCCTCGCAGCCCGCCATGCTGCAAGCGGAACTGGCGAGGATGACCCCGGAAGCGATGGCAGCGCTTAACTGGCAATGGCGCGACTGGTGGGCCAGGTCGAATCAGATTGCCCCGAAAGGAGACTGGTCAACATGGCTGATTCTGGCGGGGCGCGGGTTTGGCAAAACACGGTCCGGCGCAGAATGGGTGCGGGAAAAGTGGCGAGCCGGTGCGATGCGGTTTGCTATTGTCGCTGAAACTGCCGCCGATTGCCGCGACGTGCTGGTTGAGGGGCAATCGGGAATACTTGCCATCAGCCCACCTGCCGAGCGCCCTATCTATGAGCCGTCCAAGCGACGGCTTACGTGGCCGAACGGATCAATTGCCACACTCTACAATGGCACGGAACCAGACCAACTGCGCGGGCCGGAACACGACGCAGCACTGGTTGATGAATTGGCAAAATATAACTACCCGACTGAGACATGGGATAACCTGCAATTCGGCCTGCGTCTTGGGGTTCACCCGCAGGTTTGCGTCACCACAACGCCGAGGCCAATCCCGATCATCCGGGCGCTGATCAAAGACCCCGCTACTCGTGTTACACGTGGAAGCACATTCGACAATGTAGCCAACCTGCCCGAGCGGTTTATCCAGACGATCAAGGACAGATACGAAGGCACACGCCTTGGGCGGCAGGAACTGTTCGCGGAGGTGCTGGACGACGCGGTGGGCGCGCTGTGGACGCGTGACAGCATCATCACGGGCAGCCTGCCGCAAATGCAGCGAATTGTCGTAGCAATAGACCCCAGCGGGGCAAGCGGTGCAGCGGAAGACACGGCGGACAGCATCGGCATTGTCGCGGCTGGCAAGGGATTTGATGGCCGGTTTTATGTAATCGAGGATGCAACCTGCCGCATGTCACCATCAGGATGGGCGCGGCGGGCGGTGGAGCGATATCGCGACCTGTCGGCGGATGTGATCGTGGCTGAGCGTAACTTCGGCGGCGATATGGTGCTGGCAGTCATCAAGACCGCAGACCGGAATGCCAACGTCAAGTTGGTGACAGCATCGCGCGGCAAGGCCGTTCGGGCGGAACCCATCGCGGCCCTTTACGAGCAAAAGCGCGTCACCCATGCGGCTGGGCTGGAGGCATTGGAAGACCAAATGTGCATGATGACTTTGAGTGGATATGTCGGCGACGGATCGCCTGACCGGGTGGACGCTCTGGTGTGGGCGCTGTCCGAGTTGCAGGACGGGTCGGATTATACATGGGAAGGCGCGATCTGATGGGCTTTGCCACAAACATTGTTGACGGGTTCCAAAACCTCGTCGCCAATCTCGGAACCTCGCGGGACAAAGCCTACGCGAATGACTACGCGCTGATCCCGCTGACGCAGGCGCAGGTTGAAACCGCATGGCGCACGTCGCCCATCGCCAAGAAAATCGTGGACATGCCTGCGGAGGACATGGGCCGGGAGTGGCGCGAATGGCAGGCATCAGCCGAACAGATCAGCGCTATTGAAGCAGAGGAAAAGCGCATCGCCTTGCAGGCCAAGCTGATCATGGCCAGCAAGGCGGCAAGGCTATTCGGCGGCGCTGCGATATACATCGGGGTTTCAGATGCAAATCCCGCCATGCCGCTTGATCCCAAATCAGTCAAACAAGGCGGGATCGGTTATCTGACGATCCTGTCACGCTACCAGGTGACAGAGGGGCCATTGCAGAGCGACCCGCGCCAGCCCGGCTTTGGCGAGCCGGAGTATTATTCCATGGCTGCCGGGTATCAATCCGGTGTCCGTATCCACCCGTCGCGGTTGGTCGTCTTGCGCGGTGAGGAACTGCCCGCCGGGTCGGCAACGATGGCGGATCGCTGGGGCGACAGTGTGTTGCAAGGGCCGGTTGAGCCGATCAAGCGGCTGGATGCCACGCTTGCCAATGTCGCGTCGCTGGTGTTCGAGGCCAAAATTGACGTGGTGAAAATCAAGGGGTTTACGGAAAGCCTGCGGTCAGGCGGCGCACCGTATGAAGCCCTGATGTTGCGGCGGTTCGGGCTGGCGACAACCGCTAAAGGTGTCAACGGGATGCTGTTGCTTGATGGCGATGAAGAATACGACCAGAAATCCGCCTCGTTTGCCACCTTGCCGGACGTGATTGACCGTTTCATGCAGCAGGTCAGCGCGGCGGGCGGGGTTCCCATGACGCTGCTGTTCGGCACCTCGCCGGGCGGGTTGAACGCAACGGGCGACAGTGACACGCGCGCATACTATGACCGCATCAAGACCATGCAGTCACTGGAAATCACGCCCGCAATGGCGGTCCTGGATGAATGCTTGCTGCATTCCGCTCTTGGATCGCGCCCCCCGGAGGTGTTTTACACGTGGCGGCCCCTGTGGCAGCCGACGGCAAAAGAGCGGGCTGACGTCGGCAAAACGATGGCGGACACCATGAAAATTGCTCAGGACATGGGGCTGCCCGAAGAAGTGGCGGGCAAGGCGCTGATCAACGGTCTTACCGAGACGGGGGCTTTCCCGGGGCTGGAAGGATATGCCGATGAATACTTTGGGGCGGGCGGCTATACCGCCAGTGGCGATAATGTGGAAGAGGTGACGGTATGACCCGGTTTACAGACCGCGCCAGCTTTGACGGTGCGCTGACCAAAACCGATGACGGCTGGGCTGTGATGGCCCGCGTCGCCCGGGGCGGGAATGTGCAATCCTATCTCGGTTCCGAGATCGGGGTTGAGGACAAGGCTGTCATTCGTGTTTATCGCCCGGAAGGCGAGGTTTTCGACCGCAAGGCGTCTGCCACGTATGCGCGCAAGCCAATCGTGATCGGTCATCCGGCAGGCGGTGTTACCCCGGAAACGTGGAAAGACCTTGCTGTTGGCGAGATTGATCGGGACGTGGTGAGGGACGGTGAATTCGTGGCGGTTCCGTTGCTGTTCCGTGATGCCAGAGCGATTGACGCCATCGCCGCCGGGCTGCGCGAACTATCAATGGGCTATGACGCCACGGTCACGTTTCAGGACGGTGTGACGCCAAAAGGCGAGGCATACGATGCCATCATGACCGACTTCCGAATGAACCACGTCGCCGTTGTCGCTGCGGCGCGCGGCGGCTCTGAACTCCGCATCGGTGACGGTGCGGAAACGTGGGGCCTGGCCCCGATCACCCTGAGCGACAAAAAGGAAAACGATATGTCCGAATCTCTCAAGACGGTGGTGTTGGGCGACAAAGCTGCGCAAGTCGCGGTTGCAGACGCCCCGACCATCGAACAATTCAAGACTGACCAGGCGAAAGCGCTGGCCGATGCCACCGCTGACTACGACAAGGCAATCGCCGCCAAGGACGCTGCCATTGCCGCCAAGGATGCGGAAATTGCGGACCTCAAGGCCAAGGTTTTGACCGACGCCGCGCTTGATGCCCGTGTGGCGGAACGTGCCGTGCTGGTGACGAAGGCGAAGGCCATCGCGCCGGACCTGAAAACCGATGGTATGGCCGACGCCGCCATTCGCAAGGCCGTGGTCGAGGCCAAGGTCGGCGACATGGCTGGCAAGTCTGACGCCTATATCGACGCGCGGTTTGATATCCTGAGCGATACCGTGCCGGACCCTGTGGCGGATGCTCTGAAATCCGCGCCCCAAGACGCAGCCCAGCCAAATCCGGTTTCGGCGCGTGAGAAAATGATTGCCGATATGAAGGCGGGCTACAAACCCGTCGCGGCGTGAATCCCTGAAGGAGAGTCATCATGGCTACTGCACAAACGACCTACGGGACAGCCCCGGCAGTCGGCCTCCCCGGCCAGATTGCGAACGAGGAAACCTGCAACAAGATCAGCCGAGAGGTTGAATCCGTCGCGCCCGGTATTGCCTTCGGGCAGCCGGCGTTTCGAGGCTCTAGCGATCACGGCGTGGTTGTCGGCGCGACTTTCGCGGCGACGGCAGCCGCTGTTGCCGGGTCCGGCAATACCGGCAACGGCACCATGGGCACCATCACTGTAACCGCCGGGGCAAAAGCCGGGGTTTACACTCTGGAAATCACCGGGGCCGCTGCCAATGCCGGGGCGTTCCGCCTGTCGGATCCGGATGGCGTGTTTGTTGATGATGGTGACGTGGCTGCGGCTTTCTCGGCTGGCGGGGTGGCCTTCACCTTGGCAGACGGCGCAACCGACTTCGTGGTTGGTGACACCTTCGCGATCACGGTGACTTATACCGCCAATGCCAAATTCGTCGGCATCGCGGTCCTGTCGTCTGCCGTGCCCGCCGATGCAACCTACCCGGACTACTACCCTCGCTACTGGACCGGCGCGTTTATGACGCAAGGGCAGATGTATGTGACTGCGGGGGCCACTGTGGCAGACGGCGATGCTGTCTACTGGAACCCGGCGACTGGCCGCTACACTGCCACGGCGACGCACGTGCGCATTCCTGACTGCACCTTCGACACGTCGGGCGTAAACGGCGGCATCGTCGAAATTTCCCTGAAATCGCGTTGAGTTGAGGAGTATCAGATCATGAACGCACCTATCCTTGGCTTTGCCGATGCGCAGGCCGCATTCCCCTTCGTGCTTGCGCAGGGGCGCAATCTGGAAACGGAAATCTATACCACGCGATACCGGGCGTTTGATTATGCCCGGCACCTTCCTGTTGTCACCGAAGGCAATCAGTGGGCAATCGGCACCATGTTCCGCGTCGAGGATACGACCGGGCAGGCCAAGTTGCTGTCGGGGTCTGGCACTGACATGCCATTCAACACTGTTACCCGCGATCTGAAAACCCACGATTTCACCATGATCGGCGCAGGCTGGGAATGGAATATCGAGGAAATCAACCAGGCCGCGCTTTACGGCAGCGGGCTGGAGGCCAGCAAGGCAAACGCGGCCACGATGTCGGT